TAAATTCGAATAATGTGTATGAAGCTGTAGATGAATTTACTGAAATTATGGAAAATAATGGAATGCTTGTAACTAAAATTTCAACAGCAGAAGCCGATGACATTATTTCATTGTGGTCTCGTGAATTGTCTTTAAAACAAAATCAACATGTTATCATAGTATCAGGAGATGAAGATCTTCGTCAATTGGTTGATTATGTTCCAATGAAAAACATATATGTGACAGTATTTAATCCTTTTATGCAAGGTAAAAATGCTTTTCGAAAATTATATGTTCATAAATTCTTTGAAGATTGGATAAACACTATGGATAATGTAGATTTCATGAACATGAAAGCAACTATTAATATAGACAAAGAAGATTTTAGAAAAATAATAACAGCCAAAAAAACAAAAATGGAAATTATAGATGGACGTATGATAGGACTTCGTAAGATTTTTTGTGGAGATGATGGTGATAATATCCCTGCATTCTATAGTTGGTTAAATGATAAAAATGTTGAAATAAGAATAACTGATTCTAAGTTTAAAAAGATTTATGAAAAAATAATTGAACACTCCGATGAATTAATTACTCATTGTGATATAATTAAAAGAGCCGATAAAGTTTTAAAAGCAATTAATAGTGTTACTAAACAAAATTTTTCGCTTAATATACAAGATAGAATTCTAAGACAAATTAAACTTGTAGTTCTTGACCCAGAATTTTTTCCAAAAGAAATAATTGAAAAATTTGAAGAATCAAAAGAAATACAATTGGATAAACCCCGAGTTAATTATTCAAATTTGAATATGTATAATCTCTTAGAAGGAACAAGATATGTTCGTGAAAGAAAAAGTGAAAATGAAGCTCCAATATTTAAACAGATAGATAGAATACAAGGTAACGCATTATTTTAATATTACGAAAATATAAATTTAAATTTAAAAATAGAAAAAATGAAAACAAAAATGATTGACAAAATTATTGGGAGTTTATTACTCAGTTTGTTCCCAGTTCTAATGATTCTAATGTTTATAGCATTAACAGGAGAACACGGAATATTATATGCTATAGTTTCGTATGTGCTTACAGGCATTACAGCTGGTATTATTTTGTTGGGAATATATCTTGTGCTTTTAATTAAAAAGTATATAAAAGAACATGTTAAATTCTTAAATATATAAGAATGATAGAATTTTTTGATGCTATTAAAATTATTTTTACTGATCCAGTAAAATATAAAGAGTTAACTCGTGGTGAAAAACAAAAATATTATTTTCTTTTAAATAGAAGATTTGCAATTAATTTTCCCATGCAAGCAAACGCATTGCAGCATCTTAAAATAAACCAGGCAGCAGTCATTGATTTTTGGCAAAATTTTCTTCGTAAACAATATAAATATATTCCTGGGTGGATGTATACGAAAGGAGTTAAAAAAGCGCAAGAAGTAAAAGAAAAAAAGTTAAATGTAAGTAATGAAACGATAAAAGAATATTGCAAACGTTTTAAAGTTGATCCAAAATCTGTAAGAGATGCGCTTGAATTTTATGAAGTAGATATGGTAAAGGAATTAAAACAATTTGAAAATATATTAAAACAAAAATGAAAGAACCTCGAGTAAAAAATATTATTAAAAATTACACAAAGGGCAATCTTGGACAAGTTTATGAATATCTTACACAGTCCGATATGGTAGTAGATCCTAGTACTTGGTGTGGTAGAATTAAACAACTAATTGAAGATAAACATTATAATACAGCAAAAGAAATTATTGAACTAACTGCATATAAATTTATTAAATTAAAATAAGATGAACGAACAAAACAAAAAACAAGAAAATCTAGAAGAATCTAATGATTTAATAAAAGATATTGATATAAGAGAAATTATTCCAAATATTATAGATAACTATCTTATTGCTATATTAGATAATCATCATACTGTAGTTATTCCTATGCATATAACCGGGTCACACTTTAAAGTATGGAAAAAAAGTAGAGGAGGCATATTTTCAAGGGATGTTTTAAATTATACACTTAATATATCTCATGGAAATTATGTGTATATTAAGACTAAAACACTTAATTGTATTGCCCGAATTATATCTGAAGATGAAGAACTTACTTTTAAAACTTTAAAACTGGTTGATGGACAAATTAAAGACCGGCCGTATATGATATTAAAAAAATTAAACGAAGACGAAAAATTTATTAATACTCAAAAATATACAAATGAAAAAGAGATAGAAGACGAAAATACTATTCCTACTCCCGTTTTAACGTTGAATAAGCCCTCTCAAGATGATGATTTTGAATATCGAGTTGGGAGTATATCTCTTTTGAAAGAATAACTTAATACATAATTATTAAATTTAGTATATATGATTAAAATTAATACTAAAAAATTATTATTTGTTTTAACTACATTTATAATTTTTTTAAGTACTTCGACGACTGTTTATGCTCCGGCTATGGATAAAGAACAAAAGCTCGACGCACAAATAGAATTTTTAAAAATAGATTATGATTCGGCAACATTGCAATTAATTGAAGCTGTTGAAAATTATATTAATGAATATAGTAAAGGTTCATTAATAGATGTAGAATTAATAATAAGATTAAGTGATATATATGACGTCGACTTATTATTAATATTAGCTCAAGGACATTTAGAATCACACTTTGGAACAAGAGGATTAGCTTCTATGACTAATTCAGTGTTTAACGTTGGAACTTATGATAATGGAACTATATTATATCAATATAGCCATCCAAATTATTCTATTGAGCCCTATATACAATTATTAAAAAGTCGATATTTGACTCAAAAATCAACTAAAGATTTATTAAATGATGAATTTGTTAATATAAACGGAAAACGATATGCGTCAAATAAGCGATATGAAAAAGATTTATTAAAAATTATTGATAATATTGAGAGAAAAACATCTATTGATAGTTTACAACATATAAGAAAAATACGTGCAATGTTTAAAGATAAAACAGATTTTGAGTACATTTTTGAATTTCAAAATAATAATAAATTATTAAAAAGTGAAACACTTTTAGCAAAATTATAATTATGAATAATATAATAGAAAGTTTTAATAAAGCGGCATCTTTATTAATTAAAAGAGACGGTCTTGATGAATTTATTAATTGGCTTAAAATAGAAACTGATTTTTTTATTGCTCCAGCATCTTCAAGATTTCATGGAAATTATGACGGAGGATTAATAGAACATTCGTTATTAGTTGCAAGATTTGCGCTTCATAATTTCAATTTTGTTGTCAAAGAAAATCCTGATTTAGAATATCTTAGAGATTCAGTTATTTTTTGTGGATTATTTCATGATGTTTGTAAAACAAATTACTATGTAAAAGAAACAAAATGGAGAAAAGATATTAATAATAAATGGGAATCATATGAAGGTTGGAGTGTAAAAGATACTTTTCCTTTTGGACACGGAGAAAAAAGTGTGTATCTTATATCAAAGTATATTAATATTACAAATGCTGAAGCCATGGCAATTCGTTGGCATATGGCATGCTTTGAACCAAGCTTAATAGTTCCAAATAATCCACAATATTATGCATTTAATCAAGCTATAGATCACCCATTAGTAAGATTAATCATAGCAGCTGACATGCTGGCAATATCCTTAGAAGAAAAATAGATGTTTAATATAATTAATATTACATTAAGTACATATATCCATATGGGTTCTTTAAGCGGCTTAAAGCGGCTTTCGATAAATTAGAAGAATCAAAATCACACAAGAAATGGGTTACCTTATCTCCAAATCAAAACTCCTCAGGAATTCCTGAGGAGTTTTTGTTTGAATATATAAATAAAATGATATGCTCATATGAAAAATCTTGTAAAAGAATCGATTAACGAAAAGTTTGTTGAAGATTCAGATCCTATAGCTGATATGGGCATCGGTATGAAGCATCAAATAAAGAAATGGATTGAAACAGAAACTGGATATAAATATAAAGAAAAAGATCTGTTGTGGATTTGCGCTGAAGAAGGAAAAATCGAGTTTGTTAAATATTTATTAGACACAGAAGCAGATGTACATGCAGATAATGATCATGCTTTACAGGTGGCAAGTCGCAATGGGCATACTGATGTAGTGAAACTTTTGTTGGATGCTGGCGCAGATGTTCATGCAGATAATGATCATGCTTTACTATCAGCAAGTAACTATGGACATGATAAAGTGGTTAAAATTCTTAAAGATCATATCGCTAAAGAAAAAAAGAACAAAGTCGTTAAAGAAAACCTAAACGAAAAGTTTATTGAAGATTCAGATCCTATAGAAGATATGGGAATTGGAATACGACATCTAATAGAAGAATGGATAGAAAATTACTATCGAAAATTGGCTCCTCCTTATAGAGATATTGAATTTACGATAAATGATGATGGGACTATCGACGTTAATAATAGTAGTGTAAATTTTTATCACTCGGGGTTAACAAAACTTCCAGATTACATTCAATTTAATAAAGTTGCTGGAAACTTTTGGATTAATAATAATAATCTGACAACACTTAAAGGGTGTCCTCGTATAGTAGGTGGTAGCTTTTGGTGTAATGGTAATAAACTAAAATCTCTTAAATATGCGCCTGAAAAAGTTGGTGC